ATGTGAGAATGGTTTGGTTGTTTCTTCTCGTGAGTTTGAAAGTATGAAGATCCGTCACTACGGTTATTCATTCGATGAATTGCAAAACACCATTAAGTCAATTGTTGAAAAATTGCCTTTGACAGTTGAATCACTTAATAAATTCCGTTCTGTAGAATTAGGTCAAGAACAAATGCTTGATTTTGCTCAAAAAGCTCTTGCAACTCGTTTCTCAGAAGAGGAAATCGAAAACATCCAAATCGATTTTGCTGATTTGCTTTCACCAGTTCGTGAAGCTGATAGAGGAAATGATTTGTGGTCAGTATATAATGTGGTTCAAGAGAAATTGACACACGGTTTGTTTAATTACAAATACGGAGTTAAAACTCGTAAAGCTCGTAAAATTAAGAATTTCAGTCAAGACATGATTTTGAACGAGAAATTGTATGATTTGGCTCTTGAATACGTTCCTGCATAAGGGGCGTATTTAAGTTTGGAAATGTAAAACAAAGATATTATATTAACGATATGAGTTACGAAGAAAAATTCAGAATGAATCAAAGAGATATTGATGAAGCTAATATCAATAGTCAATGTGATTCTATTTTATCAAAAGCAGATGAACATAACTTACAACTTGAGGTAGTTTGGTCTGCGTTTAAACATAAAGAACAATTCCGTGATGCTTCGTTACTTGAATGTTTACAAGTAGGAGCCGATGAGTGGTATGTATAAAAAATGCTGTTGTGGTGGAATGGTAGACACGAAGGACTTAAAATCCTTTGGGACGTAAGTCTCGTGCCGGTTCGAGTCCGGCCAGCAGTACAAAAAATTTAAAAACTATATATTTATATCAAATGAAAAAAGTATTATTTATCGCTGCCTTGGTTACTTTAGCTTCTTGCTCAAACGAAACCACTACCTCCTCAACCGATTCAACATGTGTTGATTCAACTTGTTCTGATTCATTGAACACTGATTCTCTTATCCAAAGCACAGAAGCACATGCTGATTCTTTGCATACAGAGATCATGGAGTTTAAAAAATAATAACTCTAAACGCCGAGATCGCATAGCGGTTGATTGCACCTGACTTGTAATCAGGTTCCGTAAGGACACGCCAGTTCGAATCTGGCTCTCGGCTCCAAAATGTAGTCTTTGATTAACTCCCCGACCCAATTAAAATGTTAGTCGAGGGCTACTCCCCGCGGGTGTCGTATAATGGTTATTACACTAGCCTTCCAAGCCTGTGATGTCAGTTCGATTCTGTCCACCCGCTCCAAAAAGAAAAAAAAAGAAAAAGAAATCAAAGTAAATTTGGCAGTTTGAGATCTTGTTCGTATATTTATGACATATTAAAACACATTAAAACATGAAACATTGTAGATCATATCAGTTTAGTCTTAAAGCATCGTGGATGAATCGTCCGGTGTCTGAGGATATTAAATTGATAGGGCTTATGATGTGATGTTTTTTTAAAACATATTGAAACACAAAGTAAGCCCGATTCACAAGATCGGGCATTTTTTATGTTCTTTGACGTATGAGAAAAATTGCGACGGTAGCAAAGATGGTCAATGCACTGGACTGAAAATCCAGCTATGTAGGTTCGAGTCCTACCCGTCGCACAAATAAACAGCGTAGTAGAGGAGTGGTTTATCTCATCTGCTTTGGGAGCAGAGGCACGTCGGTTCGAATCCGACCTACGCTACAAAAAAATCGTTAAATGTGAAATAGCTAATCACAGCAGGTTAAGCGATATCCTGCATTATGACTTCGTAGCTCAATTGGTTTAGAGCACCTCACTTTTAATGAGGGGGTTTCGAGTTCGAGTCTCGACGGGGTCACAATTTCTTTCCTTCGCTTAGTTGGTTTTAAAGCATCTCTTTTACACAGAGAAGATCGTTGGTTCGAATCCAGCAGGAAAGACAAAATCAATGCCTCAGCGCCGAAGCGGGAGAGTCGGGACGGATTGTAAACCCGTTGCTTTTAGCTGAATAGGTTCGAATCCTATATGGGGCACTAAAATGGAGATATAGCTCAATTGGTTAGAGCGCCTGCCTGATACGCATGAGGTTATAGGTTCGAGTCCTATTTTCTCCACAATTAAATGGTGTATGTAACTCAGAGGAAGAGTACTCGCTTGTGACGCGAGAAGTCGGGATTTCGAAACTCCTTATACACCCTAAAAGGAAAATGACCCTTGATGGTGATAGGGCTTGCCTGCTAAGCAATGTGTACCTTCGGGTATTTGGTTCGATTCCAACTTTTTCCGCTATGTAAAAAATACTTATAAAAAACAGATTATGAACTTCAAGACCCTATCAAACAGAAAAACAGTTGACTTAGTTGACTATGTAAAAGCGTATTTAAACGCGAACCCCGACACCGAATTGTTAGTTGGGTGTGACTCGCAAAACTATGCGTATAATACAACATATGCAACTGTAGTCGCACTTTATAAGCCGAAGGGTGGTGCGCACGTTTTATTCAATAAAGAGGTTTTACCTTTAGAAAAAGTAAGACAAGTGCGTTTAATGACTGAGGTTTGGAAATCAGTTGAAACAGCCGAAATACTTAAAAATGCTGGTTTGCCTCAAGTTAAATACATTGATATAGATGTTAACCCAGATAAAAGATATAAATCAAATGAAGTTCTAAGAGCAGCAGTTGGTTTAGTTGAAGGTATGGGTTACAAAGTTAGATACAAATCATTAGGTGTTATGGCAACATACGCTGCAGATATGTTAGTAAAATAACAAATTGTTCTTTCGTCCAACGGATTAGGACACTTCGCTACGAACGAAGAAATAGGGGTTCGAATCCCTTAAGAACAACTAAAAGTTCAGGTTGGTTTAGGAAGCCGGGTGGTCTGCAAAACTACTGAAGTAGGTTCGATTCCTACCTTGAACTCAAATACGCGAGTGTGGTGAAATGGTATCATAATGGTCTCCAAAACTATTGTTGAGGGTTCGAATCCTTCCACTCGTGCCAATTAGAATGATTCTAAATGAATTTTTCTTTTGAAAATGGTTGGAATTACGGGATTTTGTTCGTATATTTACACCATAATAAGAATTAGAAAGTTCTTTGACGTATGAGAAATTAAATGCCCTGGTGGTGGAATGGTAGACACGCCGGTCTTAGAAACCGGTGCTTAAACGCATGCGAGTTCGAGTCTCGCCCTCGGTACAAATAGTCAGATAGCTCAATGGTGAGCGGGTCCGTAACAGGAGTTGCCGTATGCAGGTTCGAATCCTGTTCTGACTACTGAGAATGGTTAGTACTAAACAACAAAATCGAAAAGGAAGTACAAATACGCCTTCATAGCTCAGCGGTAGAGCAAGCGGCTGTTAACCGCTAGGTCGTAGGTTCAAATCCTGCTGTGGGCGCCAAAATAATTGCTCCTATCGACAAGCGGTTAAGTCATGTCCCTTTCACGGACAAGTCACGGGTTCGAATCCCGTTGGGAGTACAAATAACTAGCGGGAAACTAGAGCTGGTGCACTGACGAGTCTCATAAGCTCGGACTAGGTGGGTTCGATTCCCACTCCCGCTACCAATAAATTACCCTCTCGTCTAACGGCAGGACAACTGGTTTTGGTCCAGTTAATTGGAGTTCGAATCTCTGGGGGGTAACAAAAATGGGCTGTTGGTATAGTTGGCTAACACAATTGCCTTGCACGCAGTAGTCCCCAGTTCGAACCTGGGACGGTCCACAAAATTTGGTCTATTAGTGTAGTGGTTAACACGCCTCACTGTCTATGAGGTAGCCTCGGTTCGAATCCGTGATAGACCGCCAAAAGAAAAAGTAGTGAAGCTGTAATTAGGAAGTAGAGTGTATTAATTACCGAAAAAGGGTTTATAGTAGGTAGGCGTCACTTATTGCACCTAATCAGAAACCTTGAAAGACCCGAAACTTTTTCTTTATTCGGAAGTTTGGCAGAGCGGTCGATCGCGCTAGTCTTGAAAACTAGAGATGTTGAAAGGCATCCGGGGGTTCGAATCCCTCAACTTCCGCACCTTAAAACCGATTCGGGTTCGTGAACAAGGGAGGCCTGTTCTTCTCGTGCAAGAAAGAAATCACGTTAAATCTCCCCACGCTAGGTGGCAGCGGTGACCTAGCATTTGCCTCCATAGTTAAATGGATATAACAGGAATCTTCTAAGTTCTAGTTCGTGGTTCGATTCCACGTGGAGGTACAAAAAAATTTCTCATACAGCTTGGATATATAAAAAAACGTTATTATATTGATATTATGAATTTGACAAAAGCATTAAAACACAAAAAGAAACTTGTAAAACAAGCAGATGAAATGTTTATTCGTTTCCAAAAGTACAATTCACAACCAGCTGATCAAGTAGGTACAGGTTACAACCCAGAAGAAGCTTATACTAAGTGGGTTGAATTAACTAATGAATTGATTGGACTAAAAACTAAAATTCAAAATGCAAATGCCCCTATTGCAGGCAAAATTTTCCGTTTGGGGGAAGTAAAAAATTTAATTTCTCGTATTAGAGGTCTAGATACAAAATCAGGAACTGTTCGTGATAGATACCGTAATGAAGAAACAATTACTTATGTAGCATACATGGATTTGTTTACTAAAGATAATTTGATTAAAGGTTGGGAAGAAGAAATCGAACAACTTCAAGAAGAGATTGAGGCATTTAATGCCATCACAAAGATATAACCAACTTAAAGGGTAGAATTAGACTAGTAGCGCCTTAATTCTTCGGAATTAAAAACAAATATCTCAGGATATTTTACATAAAACATGATGCTTTGATACCGATATTGATGAACGCCTTAAGATTCAAAATTTAAAACTCAATATTAGGAAAACTCAAATCTCAATACTTTTCAGCGAACATTTAATTTTACTCTACTTTGGTTTTTTGGACCTTTAGCTCAGTTGGTTAGAGCAGCTCACTCATAATGAGAAGGTCACAGGTTCAAGTCCTGTATGGTCCACTAAAAGGTTTTTATCTTTTTTTCATATTTATTAACGTTCATATGAAAAATTTATTATTAACTCTGGTTTTGGGGTTATTTACCTTAACCTCATTTGCTCAATCTTTTAGTACCTCACCAGGTACAGGACATTGGGTAGTCGTCGATTCGGGCTATCAAGTAGGTACTTCTACCTCCGGTAACACAGTAGCTCCTCTTTATTTTCACAACACATCAACTAGTGAGAAGATTACCGGTCTTCAATTTAGACTGTTTTACGATAATACAGCTTTTACAGCCGCAGTTCCGTCTTTAAAAATTTCTGCTACTGATCAATATTTGCAGTATGTAGATAATAATTCAAACGGTTATTTAACGGTTACTGTTGTCTATACAGGCACTAATTCAACATTTAGCTATTCTAGTGGTACAACGTTTGACTTAACGTTTACACACGCTACTGCGGCTACTTGGAACACTTTAGACAGTATTAAAACTCTTAAAATTACTGGTGCTTTTGGTTTTTCAAACAAAGCAGCTACAAACTGGGGTAATGATACTACTTTAGTAGTTTATTCTTATGGTGGTCGTTTCAATCAAAAATTACTTAGATTTGCTGCTAAATTTAAAAACGTTACAGGATCAGATGCTAAGAACTTATGGGTTAGTTTAGAGAAAAAACCTAAATCAGGTGGTTCTTGGACTCAAGTAGTAACTGAAAAAACAAATAGTTCTGGTGTTGTTGTATTACGTAAATTATTAGATACAACTTATTGGGATGTAAGAATGGTAGTTAAAGGAGATACAATGACTCCTGGTAATGTTATTTCAACAGCAGATGCTCAAAAAATTAACCAATCTATCTTAGCTCAATACACTCCTGTAGGTTTTGATTATTATACAATGGATGTAAACGGACATAACGGAGATATTACTATTGCCGATGTTTATTCTGTTTATGGTCGTTTAGCAGGTAGATTCTCTGCTTGGCCTAACTCACAAAAAGATGTTTGGTTCTTTACTAAATCACAATATGATTCTATTAACGGAGCTTCTACAAACTATGTAACTTCTAAACCAGGTGTAAATAACTTTACATACACTATTAATGGTAAAGATTCTATTACTTATTGGGTAGCAGTTAAAGGTGATGCTAACGCAACCGGATTTAAAATGGCTCGTTTAACACCTATTAAAATTACTAATCCAGTAAATGCTAAAAATTACATTATTGATAATACAGTTCAATATGATAATGTAACAGAAACTGTTGAAATTAATATGCCTAAAATTAAAGTTGATGAAGGTAATTTAGTTAACGTTCCTGTTAAAGTATTAACTAATGGTAAACAATTAGGTGCTTTACAATTAGAATTAAAATACGATACTGCTTTACTTGAATTTAAGAAAATTGATTTAACTGAAAAAATGATGAATTGGACCTCATACACTAACCCTGATAATGGAGTAGTTGCTTTTGGTTCAGCTGATTTAAAAGGAAATCAATTATTGAATGATGGTGAACAAGTAATGACAATTCAATTTGTGGCTAAAAAACCTCAATCCGAATGGAGTACAGCAGCAGTTTGGACAGGACCTAAATATGTTGGAGGTAACGATTCTCGTGATATTAATATTACCCCAGCTATGGGAGTAATTGAAGTACGTAGAATTAAACAACCTATTAAGTTAAATGAATTAGATAATATTCTTGTATTCCCTAATCCAACCCAAGGTGAAGTAATGGTTCAATTTAAAGTTGAACAAGATTCAGAAACTGAAGTATTAGTTAGTGATGTAGTAGGAAGAAAAGTTATGGAAGTAGTAAATACTAAAATGCCTGCTGGTCAATACAAATATGTTGTTAATTTAACACAATTAAGTAACGGTTTCTATTTAGTATCAGTTAAAACAGATACACAACTTTCAACCTCTAAAATAATTATAAACAAATAATATGTCAGAAGAAAAAGAAGAAAGCGTAATGTCAGCTACCAAAAAAGCAATTATTGGAGCTATCACTACAGCTGTTACAGCCGGTGGTGCCTGGTTTGTAACCCACTTAGGCGGTGGTGATGAGCCTAAAAAAGAAGTTAAAACTGAACAAGCAGCTCCTGCTTCTGCTGCTCCTGTAGTAATTAATGTTCAACAAAACCAAGAAAACAAACAACAAGTTAAGCAAGGTGGTGGAACTAACACAATTATTAAAGAACGTGTAATTGAAAAACCGGTTGCTGCTCCTGCTACTAAACCTGCTAAAGATGAAGAAGAGCCTTGGTAATATTTTTTTAACTATCTTATTAGTAGGTTGTGGTACTATGAAAACCACCACTGAAAAAGATGTTATTGAAACTAAGGACATTTCAACTGTTTCCAACTATACTGACTCTATTAAGAAGACAGTTCAGGTAGTAAACGTTGATATGACTAAAGTTTTAGCTTTATATCCTGATTTACAAGAAAAAAATGTTGGACTTGGATTCGCAGAATCTGTATTAGACTACTTAGATGAAACAAATCGTTTTATATTTACTGAAGAGAAGGCTGAAATCAAGGAGAGGATGGTAACTCAATTTAAAGCATCTAAAAAAGGTGTTTTTGAAGAACCAATTGATGGTAAAGGCAAAATTAAAGCTGCTCAATATTTTGTATATGTTACAGTAGCTGATTTTGCTGTAGATGAAGATGAAACCGTAATGAAAGGTAAGTCAACAGTAGTTGTAACTACTTTTATTCGTTTACAAGTAAGATTTGTAGACGCTAAAACAGGCCAAATATATATCGGTTCAGGTGAGGGTGAATCACAAAAAGTTGGTGAATCATTCTTAAAAAATCTTGATATGAAGTTTTCTCAAAGTACAGTAGGTAAAGCTACTCGTAAATCTTTAGAAACCGCTACTACAAAAGTAGTTGAAAACTTAATCAAGAATGGTATATTTAAAAACTAAAATATTATTTATATTGATGATAATTGGACTGCCTCTTTTGGGGCAGTCCTTTACTTATAGTTATATAGATCCGTGTACTAAACAAAGTAAATTTATTTACGCCGATATGAGTGCTCCAATAGTAATCTCATATTATGGACAAATACAAACGTTTACTTACGCACAATTAAGTGACGGTACGTTCGATACTTGGATTAATAATACTTATACCAAATACCAAAATACCTCTCCTTGTCAAGGCGTTCTTACAACTACTACAACAACCACCTCTACAAACCAAGTATCAAATATTATTGGAAATGTTACTAATTTATTAAGTTTAGATCTTTCTTCTATAACTGGTGGGGTTACAGGAGGAGTAGGTAGTAATGTTGGAGGAACAACTTCTTCAGGATCAGGAAGTATAACTAATAATAAAAAGAAAAATGATAACAATAATTCTAACAGTGGTTCTATTGATAATAGTTCCAGTAGTAGTAATGGATCGAATTCAAACCAAGGAACAGGCGAAAATGGAGGAAATTCATCAGAAAATCAAGGCGGGTCTGTTGGATCCGGAGGAGAAGGAGGAGGAGCAGTAGGTGGAAATTCTAATTCAAGTAATAGCAGTAATTCTTCTAGTGGTTCCAGCGGTAGTGGGAGTGGTAGTAGCGGTAGTGGGGAAGGACAACCTCAAGATAAACCAACAGATAAACAAATTGAAGACCAAAAAGTAGAAACTCAAAAAACCTCTACTCAAGCTTCAGCTAAAGCTGCCTCTAAAGCTAAAGCCGAAACTCAAAAACCAGCAATTTTAGTAACTGGAGATATAGTTGGAGTTCAAACACGAGCTGATGGTTCCCAAGATGCTAGAGGTACTATGTCTTTTACTCGTGTAAAAGGAGACGGTACATCTTCAGTAGGTTTTTCAGCAGATTATATGATTAATGCTAAGATTGGTAATTTATCGGCTGTACGTTCTTGGATTGGTACTAATAAAAAGGGTCATAAACATATTAATGTTGCTTCCGCAGGTTTAGGAATTTTACCTCAATCAACAACAGGTAGTGGTTTATTAATAAGAGTAAACTCACTTAAAAATTTTACAGCATTATATGGTGTTTCGGGTACTTACGGGCAATTGTATGGTGAGGAACTAATATCAACTATTGCCATTGCTGGTTTTATGTACAAAGGTAAATTAGGAAAAGCAGTAGATGCTACAATTATTATGGCAGGTATTTATTCTCCTTACTCTAAATTCTATACAGAATCAATTTTTGAATCAAAACCTATTGTAATACCTTTTTTAAATCTAAATTACAAATTAACTAAAACTTTTGGTGTTGGATTAACAGGTGGAGGTACTTATATAGCAGGACAAGATATTTTAAATTTTCAAGTATTAATGGGTGCTAAGTTAAAAATATGAGGTGGATTATTATTTTATTCTTTATTACTAATAATTTATTAGGTCAATTTACCTACTCAGGGTATCTTTATAATGCTAATGGTTCAGGAGCAAATAATGTAGCTGTAAAGTTATATAGAAGAACTAATTCAACTATTACAGGGTTTACTAACCAACAAAATTATAACGGACATTCTTATTATCGTTCTACAGGATCTGCTACTTGGACTACTGCTAGGTCTAACTGTGTATCAATGGGTGGTTACTTAGTAACTATTACAACCTCAGGAGAACAATCATTTATATTTAATATTTGGCCTTCAGGATGGATAGGGTTAACAGATGAAGTAAATGAAGGAACATGGAGATGGGTAACAGGAGAAACTTATTCTTATACTAACTGGAATTCTGGAGAACCTAATAATGCTGGTAATGAAGATTATGTTCAATTTGTATCTAACGGTAGATGGAATGATTTACCTAATAATGTTAGTCTTCCTTATGTGTTAGAATTTAATTATATAGTTACAACTTCATCTTGGACTTTATACAAAACTATTTACACTAACTCTTCAGGTTATTATTCTATTTCTGAAACTTATGATCCTTCTAAAGAATATTATATACAAATTGATGCTCCTACTAGAGTTCAATCATATACAACCTCGGATATACAAGGAGTTTCAAATGTTATTTTAAGTAAAGTAACTAGAAATGGTTTATCATTCCATATGTTTGATGTTAATGATGATGGAAATATTTCAATAGCAGATAAATATTATGTGGCTGCGAGAAAAGCAGGTTTATTTTCAAGATGGAGAACAGCCCCTGATGTAAGAATATTTACTACTACTCAATATAATGCAATCAAAGTAGCTACAACTAATGTTAGAGCAACATACCCCGGAGTATCTACCTACACAACCTCTACATTAACTTCAGGAGGAACATTAAATCTTTATATTATAGCTCCTGGATATTCTGGTTCTGTAACTTATTAATATTTATAAAAGATGTTAAATTTTTTATTTCCTATATTATTAGCTTTAACACCTTCCGATACTACAAAGGTAAATGTTCAAGTAAGCAATGCTCAACATATCCAAAAAATTGGAGATAGAGATGTTACTTTTGGTGTTAAAGAAACTGTTGAAGAATTATTAATTGAAAAAGGATATACCCCTGTTGACTCAGGAGTGGCTTTTATAACCCAAGTGAGTATAGATAGTATTTACTCACCTCAACAAATAGTAAATATAATGGGTCTACAATGGTTAAAGAAAGACTATTTTGTAGAAACTACAATATGTATAGGAAATAGTTGTTTTAAATCAGTTGGTGTTAGAAAAACCTTTATTTTCGCAGCATTTTTAAATGTTGAAAATAATGAAGTTCCGTTAAACCGAAAGGCGTTCTCGAAAGCGTTACAAGAAAGTTTAACAAAAACAACAAAACAACTATAATATGAAAAATTTCTTTAAACAATTATTCGACGACAACAACTCAATCAATGAGAAAGCATTAGTAGGTTTTATCGCTTTCTTTATGCTTTGTATTGCTCTTATTGTAGACCTAGTAACAGGATACATGGGAACTGCTTTAGTAATTAATGAATTTATCTTTGATGGATTTATGGTAATCATTTTAGGTTCCTTTGGTATCGCATCTGTTGATAAATTTTTGAATAAAAAAGACAAACACGAAGAAGATAAAGATATAGAAGGATAATGAAGTCTACGTTACTAGTTTTACTATTATCATTAACCACAACCTGTGCTTTTGTTTGTAGCTACTTCGGTGGATTAGCTATGGACAATAGTGAGCAGTATTTGGCTGTAGTGGCAGTTGCCTTTATGGATGGTTTTTTTGGAATAGTTGCTGGTACGAAGAAAGAAGGTTTTAAAACCTATAAAGCATTAAAAGTATTAAAAACAACATTTACTTGGTTAGTTATATTAACAGTAATATTAATGGTTGAAATTGGATTCCCAGGTACATCCTGGCTCTCAGAAACCATTATAATGCCGTTTATAGTTTTCCAATTAATTAGTGCTTTAAAAAATGCATCAACTGCTGGTTTTATTAAACATTCTGTATTAAATACAATTTTAGAAAAAATTGACAAACACAAAGATAAATAATTATGCTATTAAAAAAAGGTGATAATAATGAACAGGTAAAACAACTCCAAATTAAATTAGGGGTTGATCCTGTAGGTAACTTTGGTCCTAAAACCGAAGAGGCAGTTAAAAAATATCAAGCAGCTAATGGTTTAGTTGCTGATGGTATAGTAGGAGATGGAACTTGGAATAAAATTATGGGTACGTCACCTGCTGCTACTCCTGCTCCAGCAGTTATTCCTCCTAGTTCATTTAAATTAGATAAATTAAAGGGACATATCCCTGATTCAGTAATTGCTGCTATTCCTGATACTGCTGCTAAGTTTAATATTACAAATGTTTTACGTTTAGCTCATTTTCTTGCTCAAGCAGGACATGAATCAGGTCAGTTTAAAGCTACTAGTGAGAATTTAAATTACAGTTCAAAAGGATTATTAGGTATTTTCCCAAGATACTTTACTCCAGCTTTAGCAGAATCTTATGCTCGCCAACCTCAAAAAATTGCTAACAGAGTTTATGGAGGTAGAATGGGTAATGGAGTTGAAGCTACAGGTGATGGATTTAAGTTCAGAGGTAGAGGATATATCCAATTAACAGGTAAAGATAATTACACTCAATTTGATAAAACTGTACCCGAAGATATTTTATCTAATCCTGATTTAGTATCAGGTAAATATGCTTTAATGTCTGCTGCTTGGTTTTTTGATAAAAATAAATTATGGGCTATTTGTGATAAAGGAGCCGATCAAGCTACAGTAACAGCAGTAACTAAAAGAGTAAATGGTGGAACAATTGGTTTACCTGATCGTATTAAACATTTCAACGAATATTATAATTTATTAAAATAATGAGTGAATTTCAATTAAAAGAAGGACAAGGGTATATTTACGTTGGTGAATACTTTCATAAATTTGGAGGTAAAGTACCTACAGAAAAGAAAATAGGTAAAACCGATGACCTATTAAAAATACCCCAAATAGATGACTATGCATTTAGTTTAGACTTTACAGCAGCAGATATTTATCTTGTTGAAAATGTAGAGGTTCTTTACACTGCTTTAACATCAGTATTGGGTCATGATCTTATTAAAGAAGATTGGTTTGCAGATTCAGATAATGATTTAAAAGAAAGAGTAGCTAACTTTATGAAAGCTTTAGGATATGTAGAAATTGCTGATGTGGATGATGATGGTATTCCTGATCATTTAGACGACGTTATAGGTTAAAATCAACACCCTCCATGAACGACATGAGGTCGTTTATTATAGGCGCTATATGAAAGTGTATGGCGCCTATATGTATCGGGGTATGGATGTTAATAAAATATTTAACTTGTTTAATGGAGATGAACCCGAGTCATTAAGGGAGAAAGCTCAACAAGTAGATACTTTATTAGACTATAAAAACCACCCTTTGTTCTGGGTAGGAATGTTTAAAAAACTAATTCAGAATCATCAAGTATTTAATGATCAATTACTACAATTTTTTGATAAATTAGATGAGGGATTAAGTACAGTAGATGTAGATAAAGCAGGTGAATTTTTAGTATTTAATAGAGCATACGAGTATATTCAAAAAGTAGATCCAGATAACTTGGTTACTCAAGAGGCCTTATTTAGATTCGCAGATATACATCTTAAGGTTGCCCTAGAATTATCAATAAATTATTTCCAAGAACACGAGGAATATGAAAAGTGTTCACACCTCAAAAAGAATTTAGAATTTGTAAAACTTCTCTTAACTTAAGCTTGGAGTATCTTACTTCCAATATTATATTCCAATCACGGGAAAAGGAAAAAAGAGAATAAAATATGAAAAATAGAGAAATAATAATGAGACGGTTGGAAAGAGCAGAGGGGGAAGTAGAGAAGATCCATTTCTTTTTGAACCGAGGTGGTTCAAGGGAACAAGTTGAAGAAGTATTAGTTACGATACGTGAAGCTATTAGTGATGCTAAAGCGTTTGTACAACAAGAACCATTAAGTCCGGGAGAAGTTAATCCATTTTAATTATGAATTTAACAGCAGAACAAATCCAACAAAATTGGATAAGGATGATGGGCTTTATTGAGGACCATATTTCATCTCCTCGTAAAGAAAAATTAATCGAGTTTTATGAAAAATATAGTGAGCGTTTAATGTTGATGCCTGCTGCTCATAAAAAAGAATACCACAATGCTTTTCCGGGAGGTTATGTAGAACATGTTAATAGAGTTATTACTTGTGCTCTTCACCTTCATGATTTATGGGCTCAAATGGGAGCTGATGTTTCGACATACACTAAAGAGGAATTAGTATTTTCTGCCTTAAATCATGATCTAGGTAAAATGGGTTCTGAAGATGAAGAATCATATATCCCACAAACTGATAACTGGAGACGTGAAAAATTAGGTGAGGATTATATGTTTAATACTAAAGTCCCATTTGCTTCTGTTCCTGATAGAGGATTATTTTTACTTCAATCTAATGGTATCCAATATACTTTTAATGAAATGATTACTATCCAAACACATGATGGTTTATATGATGAGGCAAATAAGAAATACTTAATGACTTACCTCCCAGAACAAAAACCACGTACATCATTACCATTTATTGTACATCAAGCGGATTTAATGGCTGCTAGAATTGAGTTTGAAAGAGAATGGTTACCTAAATTACAGGGTAACGTGGAAACCAAAAAGAAACCATTTACATTGGGTACCAATAAATCAGCTCCAACAACTTCAGCCGCTAAATCTAAAGCATTAGGTAGCGTAAAAAGTGAGGGACTTAAAAACCTATTAGATAACTTATGATATTAACAATTGTATTACTTTCAATATTGGTCGTGACTCTTGGATTCACGACCTTTAATCTTCTTAGAAAAAATGAAAAACAAGAAGATATTCTCTCAGGTTATATGACCTATTTAAACAAAATATCCGACACTATTGAAATGGCAGAGAAAAAAATGATTGAAGTAGATGCTAAAGGTAGTTTCAAATCAGATGATGAGGTAGGATTTTTCTTTGAACAAATTAAAACAATTCAAGCTGCTTTAAATACTTTTGTTATTAAAAACATTACAAAATAATGGAAGAGGTAGTAGTAAAGAAAAAAAAGAAGGGTGTCCAATACTTTACCCAAGACACAGAGGATGCTATTGTATTATACAATAACACTACTGATTTTGAAGTAAAAAGTAGAATATATCATGATAGGATTCATTATGCCTTTTTTAAACTTACCGAAAACATTATTCATACCTTTAAATTCTATTATACTGAGGTAGATAATATTGAGGATTTACAACACGAAGTAATTACTTTCCTACTATCTAAAATCCATCTATTTAATCCAGAAAGAGGAGCTAAAGCATATTCTTATTTTGGAACTATTGCTAAACGTTACCTTATTTTATCAAATCAAAAGAATTATAAAAAACGCATTGATACTGTTGCTTTAGATACTATTGAAGAAGATGAGGAACATTCATATAGTATCGATGATTCATCGCACGATGAGCGTTTATCGATGTTTATAGACATTTATACCGAATATTGCACCCGAAATATTTATAATATATTTCCTAAAGAATATGACGCTCAAATTGCGGATGCTATTTTAGAATTATTTCGCAAACGAGAAAATTTAGATGTGTTTAATAAAAAAGCACTTTACATTTATATCCGTGAAATTATAGATGTTAAAACACCTAAAATTACTAAAATAGCTAATCAGCTATATGATATTTTTAAAGAAAATTATGTATTTTATTTAGAACACGGATATACAAATTTTTAGTTTTAATATTTATAAAAAACTAAATGTATATTTATGTCACAATTTGAAAATATTATTTTTGGTAAGAAAAAATTCTCCGATGTTTTGGAGGAAATTTACAATAACCAAAAGAAAAAAGATCAACAGGTTACTGCTCTAATTAATGAGTTAAAACCTTTAATTTCCGATATTGGGGATGCTACTTTGGTAGTTCCTTTGATTAAAGAATATATGGAAATTAGTGTAAAAAATGATGATATTTTGATTAAGATGGCTGCCTTAGCTCAACGTGCTATGGCCACAGTAACATCTGAGGGAGCATTAACCATTTCCGATGAGGAAAAAGAGCAGCTATTATCTGCTATGAATGAGTTAAAAGGAGGTAAATAATGGCCCAATATGGATTTTCAGCTTTAAACTATCAACTTAATGCTAACGCTAATAACAATTTTGTTAATGCTAATGCTATTGCTCAAGCAAATTTAATTAGAGCAGTTAGAGTATTAAGTATTGTTTTAGATGAAACTCATCCAAGATTTAAAGAATTAGGTGAATGGAATGGTTTAGGAATTATTGAATATGAGGATGTAATTAATCCTTTACCTTCTCCATCTTTACCAATAGCAAGACCATTAACAGGTAATTTTAAAAATTTACCATTAATAAATGAGGTTGTTTATATAATTGCTCTTCCTGATACTGAAATTGAATCTATATCTTCAAATACTATTGAATATTATATTAATATAGTTTCACTTTGGAATCATCCTCATCATAATGCTTTTCCAACCACTCCAAATACATTACCTCCAACCCAACAAAAAGATTATATTCAAACAGAAGCTGGTAATGTTAGAAGAGTAACAGACCAATCTACAGAAATATTTTTAGGTAAAACATTTGTTGAACGTTCTAATATTCACCCTTTATTACCTTTTGAAGGAGATATGCTTTATGAAGGTAGATGGGGTAATTCAATTCGTATTGGTTCTACAGTAAAAAATACTCCTAATAATTGGTCTACAGTAGGTACAGATGGAGATCCTATTTTAATTATTAGAAACGGACAAGGTGTTCAAACAGAAGAAGGTTGGGTACCAACAGTAGAGGATATTAATAATGATGATTCATCTATTTATGCTACAAGTACTCAAAAAATACCTTTAAAGGCTTCAAGTACTCTTTATGATAGTTATAAAACAGCCCCTACAGCTCCTGATCAATATGCTGGAAAGCAAATACTAATAAATTCAGGTAGGTTAGTATTTAATTCAACAGTAGATCATATTTTATTTAGTTCTAAAAAATCCATAAATTTAAATGCTGTTGAGGGGGTTAATATTGATACTCCTACAGTTACTTTTTCTTCAGGAAAAATGTTTTTAGGTTCTAAAAATGCTACCGAACCTATATTATTAGGAAACCAAACAGTTAATTTATTAGATCAACTTTTAGTTAACTTACAATCCTTTATGACTATTTGTTCTACTTTAGTTTCAACCCCTCCAGGTACTCCAGTAGGACCTTTGAATATTGTAGCAGGTCAAATGTCAACTATATTAAATGGCTTACAACAAAATTTAAATAGTATTAAATCTAAAAATAACTTTACCATATAATGGCAAATATACAAAATATTGATGTAGAAGCGCTTTTAAAATCTATTCCTGATAGCTTAAAACCACAAGGTTCAGCTAAATTAGGTAATATAATTTATGATAAGGGTAAAGTTATTCAACAACTATTAAATCCAATAGCTAATAAATTATTAGCAGATGCTACTTTACCTGAAGGAGTTTGTGTTCCACAAGTAACATTAGATAGATTAATTTTAGAAAGAAATGCTTTAGTAGGACAATTAAATGATATAGGAGCTAGTTTAGATACAATTACTAAATCTATTACAGGATTAAATACATATTTTAATTTAGTAATAACAGTTATTAATACAATATCAGTTGCTAAAACCGTAATATCAGCAGCAGCCAAAGTAGTACCAATTATTCCAGGAGCTGTACCTGCTGCTTTAAGTGATTTAGAAGATGCTAAAAATAAATTAGTATTTACTAATACAGGAACTTCTAAATTAGATAAAATACAATCATCAATTACAACCTCTGCTATTTCAATATCTTTAGTTAATGGATATATTTTAAGTATAGTAAATATATTAAATTCATTAGATAGTATTTTAGCAAAATGTAGTCCTAATTCAACTTATCTTCCTATTTCTAAAGGAATAAATGATAGTGCGGACGCTCAAAGACAAGCAGAAACTACTTTAAACCAAACAACTTATAACGGATTTATTATTGAAATTGAGGAAGTACCTTATACACCTACGGTTACTCGTAGAAGAGCACTTGGTAAAAATCAACAAGGTATTATTTTAATACAAACCGAATTATCATTTACAACAAACCCCCTAACTTTAATTAGTGAATTAAAATCAATAATCGACAAAGACAATTTAAAAGCTTATTAACTTAATATTTATAAACAATGAAACCATCAGATTTTAAAAAAATTATTAAAGAGGCAGTAAGGGAAGCTATTCAAGAAGAATTAAAAGATATTCTATTGGAAGCTGTTCGTGCTCCTAAAACAATTGTTACGGAGTCAATCAGAGACACTTATGCTCAACCTCATCTATCAAAACCTAAACAATTAACTCCTTCGGAAAGACAAGCAATGTTTGGTAATATTCTAGAAGATATGCAAGGTGGTGGAGCAGCAACTACTGCTTATAATGGAACTTTCCAAGCACAAGGACCTGTAGATGCTATTAATGGAGCTTTACCTGAAGGTAATGTTGGTTTAGATCAAATAATGGCTTTAATGAACGGTAAATAATGGCATTTGGAGCTAAAAAAATATTCCCTATAGATACAGCACCTTCGGTTGCTGTTGGTGTTGATATTCCTTTTAATGCTCCTGCTGTTTTTAAATCAAATTATACTACTCAAGCATCAATCAAAAATAATTTAATTAATTTCTTTTTAACAAATAAAAATGAAAGATATTTAAATCCAACTTTTGGTGGAGACTTAAGAGCATTTATTTTTCAACAAATTACAGAAGGAAATACAGAATATTTAAAACAAGATATTCAATCTCAATTATCATTATATTTTCAAAATGTAATTATTGGAAGTTTAGATATACTTTCATTCCCAGACATTAACCAAATTAATGTAGTTTTAAAATATAGTATAAAAGATACTGGATTAACTGATGAAATACAATTAGCATTTATATAATGGCTACTAAAAAAAGAAATATAACCTATATTAATAAGGACTTTAGTGAACTAAGGGCTAGTTTAGTTGACTATGCTAGAACTTATTTCCCAACAACTTATAACGATTTTACTCCAGCATCACCTGGTATGATGTTTATGGAAATGGCTGCCTATGTAGGTGATGTTTTATCATTTTACTTAGATAATCAAATCCAAGAAAACTACTTACAATATGCTCGCCAAACAAATAACTTATATGAGTTAGCTTACATGTTTGGTTACAAACCTAATGTAACTCAAGTTGCTACTACAGCTATTGATTTTTATCAACAAGTACCAGCTCTATTATCAGGTTCAACTTATGTACCTGATTTTAGCTATGCTTTATTTATTGATTCAAACGCTGTAGTTAATTCTACAAGTAATAGTAATATTTCATTTTTAGTAGAAGAACCAGTAGATTTCTCAGTATCTAGTTCAGGAGACCCTACAGAAGTTTCTATATTTTCTGTAAGTGGAGTAACTCCAACATATTACTTATTAAAGAAAACTAGAAGAGCATCATCAGCTACTATTAATACTACTACTTTTTTATTTGGTGCTCCTGTTCCTTTTTCAACAGTAGAAATTACAGGTGAAAAAATTGTAGGTATTTTAGACATTACAGATCAAACAACAGGAGATACATGGTATGAAGTAGATTATTTGGCTCAAGAAACAATATTTGATTCAATCAAAAATACAAATACAAATGATCCTAATTTATCTCAATACTCAGGAGATACACCATATATTTTACAATTAAAATTAATTCAAAGAAGGTTTGCTACTCGTTTCTTAGATTCAACAACTTTACAATTACAATTTGGTTCAGGTACTACAGCAGATAATGATGCTGAAATTATTCCAAACCCTGATAATGTAGGTTTAGGTTTACCTTTTGGACAAAGCAAATTAACCACAGCATTTTCTCCTTCTAACTTTATATTTACAAATACTTATGGTATTGCCCCTTCAAATACTACTTTAGCAGTAAGATATTTAGTAGGTGGGGGTGTTGTAGCAAACGTTCCTTCTAATGATTTAACTAATATAACAGGAAACATTCAGTTTTTAAATAGTAATTTAAACGGAGTTACAGCAACAACAATATTTAACTCATTAGCAGTTACAAATCCAATTGCTGCTGATGGTGGAGGAGATGGAGATTCAATAGAGGAAATTAGACAAAACGCCTCTGCCAATTTTGCTTCTCAATTACGTAACGTAACACAAGATGATTATTTAGTTAGAGCGCTTTCTATGCCTGCTAAATATGGAGTAATTTCAAAAGCATATATTGAACCTACTAAAGCCCAATCAATATCAGCAGGTGAATCTCAATCCGTATTAGACTTGTATGTGTTGTCATATAACGTAAACAATCGTTTAACCATAGCATCACCCGCTTTAAAACAAAATTTAACTACATACTTATCTCAATATAGAATGGTTAATGATTCTGTTAATATTAAAGACGGATTTATCATTAATATTGGGGTTAATTTTAGTATTATAGTTTTACCTAATTTTAATAGTAATGATATATTAACAAGATGTATTACTGCTTTAAAAGATTTCTTTACTATTGATAAATGGGCAATTAATGAACCTATTGTATTAAGGGATCTTTATATTTTATTAGATGCTATTGAGGGAGTTCAAACAGTACAAAACATAACTATTTCTAACCTATCAGGAGAGGATTTAGGATACAGTAAATATTCTTATGATATATTAGCAGCGACTCAAAACAATGTTGTATATCCTTCTTTAGATCCTAGTATTTTTGAAGTAAAATATCCTAACACAGACATTCAAGGAAGAGTAGTAAATTTATAACAAAATGGCAGTATTAAAAATATTCCCCGAAAAAGACGCTACTTTATATTCATTATTCCCTAATATGAATACAGGGTTAGATGAAATAGTAGAAGCAACCCTAACTACATTTGCTTATTCTAATCCAAACCCACAAACAAGTAGATTTTTAATCCAATTTTCCGATGCTGATATAGCTTCAGCTTTTGGACCTATGTCAGATGCTACTTATCATAGTGGGAGTTGGAATGCTAAATTACAATGCTTTGTATCAACAGCAACCGGATTAGCAACAACATCTTCAGTAGTTTGTTTAACTGTAGCTCAACCATGGGATATGGGAACGGGAAGATATTTAGATGAACCTATTTCAACTGATGGTTGTAGTTGGATTTGGGCTGGATACTCAGGAAGTACTATTTGGTCACCACCAAATGGAGCTACTATTTCTTATACATCATCTGTTCCAGCAGGTGGAGGTGTTTGGTGGACAGGTTCTGCTTATTCTTCTTCTGTTACTTTTTCATACAGAACTAATAAAGATATTAATCTAGATGTAACTAATATTGTTAAAGCTTGGACAACATCTTCAGCAACTTATCAATTACCTAATAACGGATTTTTATTAAAACAAAATTTAGAATTTGTATATAATAAAAACTATCAACCTGAATTAAAATATTTTTCTGTTGATACTAATACAATTTATCCACCTGCTTTACAAATTAGTTGGGACGATTCAGTATGGAATACTGGATCTTCAACCCAAACAGTACTAAATAGTCTTCCAGCAGTAATTACATTAGCACAAAATCCAGGAGTATTTTATAGTGAAAGTATAAATAGATTTAGAGTTAATGCTCGTCCTGAATATCCTTTACAATTATGGCAAACATCATCAGTTTATTTAAATAATTACTATTTACCTTCTGGTTCATCTTATTGGGCTTTAAAAGATTTAGAAACTAACGAATATATTGTTGATTTTGATCCTAAATATACTAGATTAAGCGCTGATGCTTCATCAAGTTATTTTGATATGTATATGAATTTTTTACAACCTGAAAGATACTATACTATATTAATTCAAAGTACAATAGGTGGTTCAACAATTGTATTTAACGATCAATATTACTTTAAAGTAATTAATGGATAATGGCAGAAGAAATAATATTAAATAAAATAGTTTATGATAAAAATCAATACCAAAAGGTAATTGATACTTCCTTTACTCAATTAGTTAACGTTACTTCTTCTCTTACAGCATCTCTTCCTACAATATCTGTAGACCAATTTTTTCAATATTACCAAGATTTATTCTATCAGATACCTAAACTTGGAGATATAAATTCTCATCAGTACCTTGTAATAACAAGTGGTGCTTATATTGGTTCTACAACTCCAACAGACGATACTATTCAAGCTTTGATTGAGGAAGTTACTCAATTAAGACAGGAAAACTTAGATTTACAACAACAAATAATATCAGGAAGCATATAATGGCTGAAGTAGTTAACATAACCCCAATTAATCCATTTACCTTTGAATTACAGGAATATTCAACGTCGGATAATTCTCTTATTAATTCATTTAATATAGATACAACATTTAATGCTCAAACAGATTATTTAGAGTATTTTATTTATGACTTAAATGGTAATATTTTAATTCAAAATGTTAGTGGTTATCCTGGATATAAATTAATTGATAATAATGTTGTTTTATATCCTGAAATAGATTTAAAAGCCTATGGTTTTACAGAAGGTCAATATAATACTTTATATAACTTTTTAAGTCCTAAATTAGCTTCTAATAATTTTAACACATACTATCTTTCCCAAATTAGTTCAGATAGAACGGAAGTTAGATTAGATACAACAGCTATCCCAAATGCTTTAGTAGTTTCTTCGGCAACAGAGCTAATAAATAATATCACAAACTCAACCGGAAGTTATTATGATTTTTATTTAGATTTTGGAAATAACGATTTAGTTATTGCGGTTAATGCTTTATTAGATACAACAGATGTCAATAACCCTACAGTTTTAATTAAATTATATGAACCATTACCTTCTCAATTTGATGTAAATTCTCAATGTTGGGTAGTAACTCAAGTATCAGAACCTGTAGCTTATAATATTGATATTAGTCAAGTATTTGATGTTATTGATAATAAAATATATTTAAAAGGTCCTAACACAAACTTAAATGTTACTGACCAATATAATAATGCTACTTCTTATACTAATTATAACACTTTAACCGGAAGTCCTTCTAATCAAGGATCAGGTAGTTTAAAATATCAATTAAATAGTTTATTAGTTAAAAGAGGAGTAGAGGTTAATGTTGATTATTCAAACTATTCTAATTTTATTCATTTCTCATCAGCACAAACTAGATTAGAAAATTTTTATTATAAATTAGGATTAATAGAACAATATAATTATAGTGCTAGTTATTCAACAGGAGCTACTACCAATTATTATGTTTCTCAAAGTAATAATATATGGCAAGATAAAATAGATGCTATTATTACTACCTTTGATGATTATGAATATTTCCTTTACTTTGATTCAGGTTCAGCATGTTGGCCTAAAATATCTTCAACTCCTCCTTATGTAAATTATTCTTCTAATTCAGTACAAGGACAAGCATTTTTATCAACCCAATCCGCAATTGCTGAAGAATATGATATTGAAAATAATAATGCTTTAGTATTAGCTATTCCTTCTTATTTATTAGAAGACCCAAATAATGCTAATTTTGAGTTGTTTGTGGAAATGGTTGGACAATTATTTGATAATATTTTTATATACATTCAAAGTGTTACAACTAAAGCCGATAATGATAACCGATTAACTTATGGTGCTCCTAAAGACTTAGTAGCAGACATTTTACGAGATTTAGGTATTAAAATTTACCAAAACAATTTTTCATCAAATGATCTTTATCAAGCATTAATTGGTATTACCCCATCAGGTAGTTTATATAATTTACCTTTTACAACAACATCATTACCTGTTCCAGCTAACTCAGGTTTGGAATATATTACAACTTATGTTACTGCCTCTTCTACAAGTTCATTAATTCCTACTTCAGATCTTAATGATTCTATATATAAAAGAATATACAATAGTGTTCCTTATATTTTAAAGAAAAAAGGTAGTGTTGCTGGTTTAAGAGCTTTAATTACTTTGTTTGGAGTTCCTGATACTATTATTCGCATTAATGAATTTGGAGGTAAAGACAGAAATCCAAACACGTACGATAATTGGGAAGATACTTATAATTATGCTTTTTATACTAGTGGTTCTTCATATGTAAGTTCATCTTTTGTATTAAATTCTGCTTGGGGAGCTACAAGTGATAATCCTCAATCTGTAGAATTTAGATTTAGAACAGATGGTTTACCTTATAATACTGGAAGTATTGCTTCTCAAAGTTTATGGGTAACAAATCAAAACGTTAAACTATCACTTCGTTACACAGGTTCAGGATATAATAGTGGTTCCTATTTAGGACAACCCGTTGACCCTTATTACCAATATGCTTGGTTAGATTTTATTCCTAATCCAGCTACTCCAAATACATCAGCAAGTATTTATTTGCCTTTTTATAATGGAGGTTGGTGGTCTGTTTTAGTAAATAAAGATAATAATACTTATACTTTATACGCAAAAAATAAAAATTATAATGGGGAAGATGGGAACACAATTAGTTTTCAATCCTCTTCTTCAGTAGTATCTGCTGCTACTTCTTGGAATAATAGTACTATATCTTATTTTGGTATATCATCTTCATTAGCGGGTAAAATATTTACTGGTTCATTACAAGAAATTAGATATTATACTTTACCTTTATCCGAAAGTAATTTTAATGCTTATGTAATGAATCCTTACTCAATTGAGTCAAGTGAAAATTTAGCATTTAGAGCTACTTTAGGAGGTGAATTATATACGGCTTCTATTTCTGTTCATCCAAAAGTAACAGGATCTTGGGTTGCTACTTCTTCATTTGTTGGAACTAGTAATTTTGGTATAAGTGGAAGTTATGATTTTATCTCAAACCAAGAAGTATTTTACTTTGATCAAGTACCAGCAGGTATTCAAAATCCTATTTCGAATAAAATAAAACAACAAAATATTGTTTTACCTTATAGCAGTAGTGATTCTAATATCCCAAATGCTAATACATTATCTCCTTACCGCTCAATCCAACAATTTCCATCTATAAGTTCTAGTTATACTAGAGATATAGATTATGTAGAAATAGCTTTTTCACCACAAAATGAAATTAATGAGGACATAAATTCACAATTAGGTTACTTTAATTTAGGAGATGTAATTGGTGATCCTAGATTCCAATCATCATCTGCTGAAACTTATCCTAACTTAGATATTATTAGAGATGTTTACTTTGAAAAATATACTTCAAATTATCAAGAGTGGGATTACATTAGATTAATTGAGTTTTTTGATAACTCATTATTTAAAATGTTACAAGATTTTATTCCTGCTAGATCTTCTTTAGCCGCGGGTATTGTAATAAAAAATACATTATTAGATAGAAATAGATATCCTGTACCACAAGTTAGTCCTTCTAATTCTATTGCCTTTATAGGTTCAGATGTTGCTAGTTCTGGACCACTTGGTACTCCTTATATTGTTGAGGATATGACTATTACAGGTTCTATATCTGTTGGTATTACAGAGGGAGATAGTGGAGGTACATATCCTGACTTACTTGGTCAAACTTCTTCATTATACACGTATTTAAACGTTGTAAATGTAACTCAAAGTTGGAGTGGAGCAACACCTTCAGTAAGTGGGGCTGTACCTTTTATTCAATCATCTCAAACAGAATTTTTTGATGGACAGTTAAGTGGTTCTAATTTAATTGTAACTACAGGAAAATTAAGTGATTGTAAAGTTGAAATAATCCAAGTATATACTACCTCGTCTATTTATATTCCAAATTTATCATTATATTATTTTAACAGATATGATTTTGATACTAATAAAACATATTATTTATCATTTACAGAAACTAATGATGCTTTAGCAGCAGGAAACGGGGCAATTAATATTTATGATTCTTCTAATTTAACAGGAAACCAAAGGACAATATACTCAGGAAGTGGAGACTTAACTCCAGGTTCATCTAGAAATGTTAATCAATTAGAAGTTCAAGGAATTGTTCCTCCACTTGTGATAGTAACAGATAGTGTTTTAGCATATATGACTCTTAATAACTTTACAATTTTTGAATCATATATAGATTCTGATTGTCAGGTAGTACAAAATGATGCTCAAGTTTCTAGAGTTAGTACTAGGTTTATGGATGTTGACTTTCAAACAAACCCTAATATAGCAGTTAATGAACAAGCTATTTTAAGTGGAAGCGCTACTAAAGCAGCAGTACAAGATTCTAACTATACAACAGCAAGAGTAATAAATCCAAGATATAAAGGATGTGAATTAACAGTTTATGCTTCTCAATCGGCAGCACAAAATTATAGTCAATATTTTGGGTATTTTAATTATATACAATTTGCAGGACAAAATTCACAGTATGATTCAGGAATATCTGATGTTCAATTAATAGCACTAATTGATTTAGATGGTAATTCTATAGTACTAAATTCAAAAAACAATAATGTAGGATTAGTTCAAGACACTTTCAATAATTCTTCAGCAAGTATGATATACCCTACTGTAAATACTGGAAGTATAGTTTCTAGTAGTAGAGCTTATGAAGTTTTAGAAGGTGGAGCTTATGTTAATATTGATGGTGGTGGAGGTTATACTAGATCTTTAAATGAACAATCAGTAGCTATTAACATGTATCCTACTTTTAATCCATTTAACCAAATTAATGTAACTCAATCTGGATTAATGATTCCATCAACAATTAATCCATACTTTACAGGTTCTTTTGTACAATTAGCACAACAAGCCGGATATTTTAAAACTTTATAATACAAAAACTATAAACTTATATATTTATAATAAAATAAACAAAAAATGGGATATTTAAATAATACCGTAGTAACCGTAGACGCTATTTTAACAGATGTAGGACGTCAATTACTAGCTCAACAAAATGGACAATTTCAAATTACTCAATTTGCTTTAGCAGATGATGAAATTGATTATACATTATACAATCCAAATCATCCTTCAGGTTCTGCTTATTATGGACAAGCAATTGACAATATGCCTTTATTAGAGGCATTTCCTCAAGCTAACCAAGTTATGAAATATAAACTTGTAACTTTACCTCGTGGAACAGCTAAAATGCCTATTTTGGATGTAGGTTACAATTCAATTATTTTGAAACAAGGAGCTTCATTAGCAATTACTCCTCAAACTTTAAATTATCAAGGAGGAAATACTTACGAAGCATCAGGATACTCAGCTACAATTTCCGATATTAGATTATTTTCTAATTTCCAAGGTGTAGGTATTAATACTCCTGCTGTAACTGCTTTAAATGTAGCAAATCAAACCACAACTATTGGTACTAGTGTATCTAAAACAGTTGTTGGTTCTACAATTAATATGACAGCAACAACTATTAACACATTATTTAGTACACAAACTCAACTTCAAGCTACATTAACAATAGAAGGTAGAGATAGTGGTGCTCGTCTAACAATTCCCGTAACAGTAATTAAAGTATCTTAATATATAAAACATGTCATTTACAAGATTAGTAGCCGATGATTTCGTAGTAAGCTCAGATGCCATATCTTCCACTTGTTGGACTACTGGTAATCCCACTCTATCTACATTTTTTACATCATCAACACAAGCCAATGGTAGCTCAGGAAACTACTATTTAAATGTTTATAACACCGCTTCAAATGAATCAAGTTCAGCAGTTCAATTTGCTATTGCTTATGGAAATTCATACGGTAGTGGTAGTGCTAACTATAATAGTGCTGTAAATGGTAAATCACCAACAGGAACTATTTGGGGACAGTGGCAAGATTTAGTATTAGGAGATGAAAACGCTAATTTTGTTTTTGGTGCTGTTACTTCATCTGAATTCTTTGCTATTACTATGGAAAGAGCTTGTTTTAAAGATGCTTTATTTTTAGGTTCTTTAACATTAGAACTTTCTGGAAGTGCTGGAGTTATTACTTTAACAGATAATAGTCAGTATATTACTACTGTTCCTTATTGTGAGGCAGGAAGAGTATTCCAATTAATCTCAGGCTCAGCAGGTACTAAAGTAACAAATGCAGGAACAACAACTGATGGATATTCATTAAACTCAGGTTCATATGGTTGGTTATTGCCTGACATTGGATCTATTTTATTAAATCCTTTAGCTTTAAAAGATCTTCCAGCAAATGGAGGTATTAGTTTTACTTTTAGTGGTTCTCAAAGCACAGGTTCAGCAGCATATCCTTCCGCAGCTTTAAATGCTAATGCTTCTTTATTTAGAGCTATGTCTGGTTCTACAGCAAATGTATTTACTTTAAATTCACAAGAAACAATTACTTCGGATTATGTGTTTGTAAGACCAAGAAGCTCAGAATATAACTACTCAGAAAATCCATCATTTATTTCAGGTTCAACTGGTGAAGTATTATATCCTCAATTTATTAATAATCCACAAACATATATTACAACTATCGGTTTATATAATGATACAAATGACTTGTTAGCAGTAGCTAAATTGTCAAGACCATTAACTAAAGATTTTACCAAAGAAGCTCTTGTAAGAGTTAAACTTGATTTCTAAAATGAATGGGTGCCTACAAACAATTTTTAGCGTCGGATATAGTAATTACTCCGCTTGAATTAAACAAGGCGTTTAATTTCGAGGGGGCAGCCGCGTTAACTAGTTCTGTTGTAGGTATTGATAGATATTTAGGTACAAATATTGATAATTATATATTTAACCCTACAGTAGACCCTCAAACAGGTCAAATATCTACTCAATATCAAAGACTAGTTTTTGACTCTATTCAACAACTTTATTATTCTAACTACCTAAACTCATCAGAAAGTTACGGCTCACCAGTAGTTACAGCTAGTATATTTCCTGGATCAAATCAATCAGGAGATGTTTTAGTAGGTTCAACTTCATCAGCAGGTAGATATTATAATTATCCTCAAACATCATTAACTTTTGCTCATTATTTTCCTACAGAATCTAATGCTGAAATAGGAGTATTATCTATACCAGCAGGTATTTTTGGAAATTATATTCAACCAAATTCATTTAGATGGATTTCACCAAGTGGTTCAATTTATGATGATGGACAGGGTAATTTAATTTTTTCTGCTTCCCAACAAATTATAGGAAATATATTTTATGGGCATGGATTAGCCATTATAACTAATAATACAGTAGGAGGAGGAAGTAGTGTTTACGGGGGTGCTATTTATGGTTCATCAATTTATGGAGGAGGATCTGGATATAGTACAATAGAAAGTTTTGTAACATCATCAAACGTAACTTGTTCGTTCTCGTCTTCACTTACAATTTACGAAACTCAATATAAATGTACGGCTAGACAATACGAATTTAATTTTAGTCAAAACCCTACAATTACCTCAGGTAGTACAGCTAATTCAAGTTCAATAGGCACATTCTATACTCCAGCTCAAGAGTTATATAATTTTGCTACTGGTTCTTACTTTAGACCCTACACTACAACTATTGGTTTGTATAATGACCAACAGCAATTATTAGCGGTAGGAAAATTATCTCAACCTTTACCTTTATCGCCTACAACAGATACTACAATACTTATAAACATAGATAGATAATATGTGGTTATACAATGAACAAGTTATAGAAAAAATTGAGGATATGCCTCAAGGAACATTCGGTTTT